ACAGTTGGGAAGTATTTCTTGAAAATACCATTTAACCCCTGTGCTGAGTAATTTAAGTTTTCTTCGAAGACTGTCCAACCACCAGACTCATGTCCACACTGTGCCAAGAAAGCAGCAACACGTTGCGGTGTATTGATCTCATATGTTGGGAAGACGCCATTCATAGACTCAGCCCAAGATGCTGGGTCTTGTGCTCTTGGAAATAAATGTTGAAATTGTTCTGCTGTAATCATTTTCCGTTAGGTCTTTCGTTAAAGTCCTCATATTTAAGTTTAGCCAAAATATAGTCCTTCACTAAGGAAGATCGAACGATGTCGTCAACAGTAAACTCGATACGAGTAAATGCGCTCATGTGCTGGGCGATGTCAAAGAATTTTAAAATTCCAGTAACATCATTTTTCCTCTTGTTCAAATCAGTCTGACGATAGTCGCCACACCAAATAATTTTAGATCGATAACCGACACGAGTCATAACAGTATCAATCTCTTCATATGTCAAGTTTTGCATCTCATCAACAATGATAATAGCATCATCAAAAGACATACCACGAATGAAGGACGTGGAGATAAAGGTAATATGTCCTTGTTCTTCTAATCTATCCCATGCGTCTTTGCGACCAAATAAAGTTTCGCAGATCTGACGATATGGTTGTTCATAAATTTCCATCTTCTCATTCACGTCGCCTGGAAGATGACCGATCTCACGAGATTGAACCGCAGAGCGAACTACGATAATCTTATTGAACGGATTATTCTTATCTAGTACTTCTTCTATTGCTTTGTATAAAGCACAGAAGGTTTTTCCTGTTCCTGCAACACCATGCAGTGCTACGAAATAGTCTCCTCTTTTATATGCATCAAAAAATAATTTTTGATTGTCTGTCAATGGCTGAAATGTCTTTAAATTGTCTAACCTAATTTTAAGTTGGTTGCTATGGATAGGTTTTGACTCACGTTCTTCATTATCTACAATCTTCTTTACTGCTGCTGAACGAGCCATTAGTTTTCCTTAAAGTTGTTTCGATGTTTTCCTTAAATCATTTAGTGGATTTCTTTCGTTTACTTTTTGTAACACCTCCTTGAAGCCTGAGTCCATTTTGGTTACACCTAATCTCACAGGGTCTCCGATCATTGCAGCGACTCCATCATAATAGCGTTCATGTGTGGGGTTGTCAAGTTTGTATTGATCAAGTTCGGACATCTTCATATTCTTTTCAAAGATATCACCAGTTTCCGAATTTCTAAACATGTATGTTGGCATAATAACTCCTTCACTTGTATTTATCAAACCCAAGATGGAGTTGGGCGATTTTTCCAAGAAAACATACGTGTTTTATCTCCGAGGTAATAGTTCTTATAAGATTGGATTGAGTCACCAGCTACTTTGTAGTGGTCAGGCATGGCTGGAGTTGGTTCGGTGAACTCGCCTTTCGGGATATTCTTTGGGCGATAACTCAACGCATCGGCAAGTTTTTCGCATGCGTGCGTTTTACCATAGCGATATGAGTATTCGTCCATCAATGCGCCAAACATCCGATAAAGCCAAGCATAATTAGCATCAGACTTTCTTACCCAAATAGCGGAAGGATGGTTGATATGAGTAGCACTATACAGAACAGATTCACGGCTGTCAGAAAGAACATATCGAGTTTGTTTGCGACCAGTCTTACTGACGCCAGTAAATTCAGTGCCATCAATAACACGATGAGCAGTAGAAAGAAGTTGAGCATATTCAAGTATCATCTTTACGCAATGTTTATCGACATGCATTTCTGCACAGACTTTTGGATCATTATCTAAGTAAAAAATATTCATAGTTCACCAATGATGGATTACACCAGCAATAATAAAGAAATTTGTAATAACATAGCAAGCAACAATAACAGTGCGAATAACAGCAATTCTATCTGCTTCACTATTATCGTTACTAGCCTTTTCACCAAGTGCTTTACACCACAGTCGCCACATCACCAATCCTCACACGAGGCACTTCTTCCCAGCTACCAAGTAGTTTAACAGCACCATATTGATCATGAGTGTTACGTCTAACTTGCAAAGCAACTTTAGTGATTTTACCAGCTTCAACATGTTCAACTACCTGAAACTCATAACTGACTGGTTCAGGCATAGTAATGGATGGAGCAGGTGGGGTTGGTGGCATAGGTGGGGTTGGTGGTACTGTACCGAAGTATGTGTTCGTTGTCAAACTCTGATTCATGATATAAGCATCCTTATTAATCCAATAGTGTCAATAGAAGTTAGCAATAGGTAGTTAGCAAGCATCCCAAACGATTTCCTAGTATAAGCAGCCCAAGCATACAAAGCGCACCCAGTAATCCAAATAGGATACAGCGTAAGTAGAGGGGGATTCGGGACTGTGGTTGCCATAGTAATAGAACACCCAATACTAATAGCCCAAGCAAGCAACTCAATAATAAAACGGAAGCTATTACTACGCCAGTCATCCCGAATCCAGTCAAAGGTTGGTTTAAACAAATCAATCATGAACGCAATGCGTGAAGTGCACGAATCTGTAAGATAGTTGAGTCTAACACCTTAATAGTTTCTTTGGCATTCTTATGAAGGATACCATGACCACCAGCAGTGTTAAACGGATCAATACAACCTGCAGAGTCGTCAATCAAAATTGAAGTTGCTGTTGCATAATTTGACTTTTCTTGTTTGTTCCTAACAAAGTTAGGTAAGTAAGAAATGCCGTGTTTAGTTAGCCACAGAATTTTCTGTCGCTTCGCCTCACTACCCTGCAAAGGATCGTGAGTTCCCATAGATGTCAGAATTTGAACATCTACGTTGTGTAGTCGAGCAACGTGGCTCAGTAGTTCTTTAGCGTCAGGCATAAACTCCAAGTCTTCGAAAATCTTGTGCAGCATAACTGCTTCACGAAATTTCTTCCGATCGGTTTTATCAGCAACTAACGCATGGTATGCTTTCTCAAAATTGCAAAGCACGCCATCCATGTCTAAGTATAGTGTAATCATAATATAATTATACCTTAAATTGTAATTAATGTCAAGAAGTGTTTTACCAATACATGTAACTAGCCGAACCCTTCGTCACAATATGTCCTTGTAGGGTTATTCGACTATCTTTAAAATAAGAAGATTTTCCAACTCTATGCAAGTATCTACCTTCTGCAAGAACCATATCTCCTAAAGAATATTTCAGTGTAGTATATTCTTTTAAATTGCAATCACATTCATCATTACTGAGACCATGATGTTTCCTACAATAGTACTCAGGATTTTCTTTATACTCAGATTCAGTTTCTTTGTAATAATCAAATGTAAAATCACCTTCACTTAACATTATAGTGAAAGTAATCCAACGATCGAAGTATTTCGTGTTTTTGTAATCTGGGAATGCTAGTTTATATGGGTAACGCAATTTCTCATCGTCATAATGCCATATTCTGGGAGTTTCCTGTTCGACTATTTGAAAGCCTGGAACAGAAAACCCTTTGATATATGTAATCCCGTCAAATAGTACTGATAGCTTTTCTACCAATAAATTTTTATAATAATCAGAGGATATGTCTTCTGAAGAATTATAAGACTTCAATGCTGCATTAACATTAAAGTTTGTAGAGATTAAATGTCTAAAATAACTGTTACCATAAACCTTTATAGCTGATGTTGAAGGAATATCTTTAAAATCAGGATATTCCTTCCACTTATCAACATTAGATAATGCTAAAGTTTTTAAACTATCGCATTCTTCTAAACTTAAAAAGTTTTTGTATAATACAATCATTACTTGATAAAGTTGGTCATGTCGGGTGGTTGCCAACCCTCAGGTTTCAAAATCTTACCATCAGCACGACGACGAACCTTCCCAGTAACAGGATCTACTTTCGCCATGTTTGTTTTAACAACTTCGTCCCAAGCACCAGCGATGTTATATCCTTTCATGTGACAGAACCCAAGGATAACCCAGATCATGTCCATGCAAGCATCAAGTTGTTCGATATCATCTTTGGCGTTTCGTGCTGCGATGAATTCAGAATACTCTTCTACAATCAAATTGTGATAAAGAGAAGTGTTTTCAACAGAAGGTTTCTGATCGCATGCTTGTAGAAACACAAGTACGTCTAGTGGCATTCCCATTATTTGTTCCTCGTAGTGTCGAAGTAAGATTGATCGTGTTGGATGTCTTCGTACATCTCATAATCTTCAAGAGTAGAACCACCACCATGGTCACTCCACTCATCAACACGATAGTCTAAAACTCCGACGCTGCTAAAACCAACGCCACGAAGGAATAGATCAATGTCCTCGA